GAGAAACTCTTTTGAGTCCTGAAGAAAGTAAATATTATGATAATTATTTTGATCTTTTCATAACAGATGGTTGGAAACAATTCATAGAAGAGATTGATGAAATCCTTAATACACATCGTATAGAAGATATTAAGGATGCAGAACACTTGTCCTTTACTAAAGGAGAACGTGATGCCTTATTCAGAATACAACGTTTTGAGACAGGCATCAGAGCAGCTTATGACGTATTGACGGAGCGTGAAGATGCTTAGACGATACGATTATAAATGCACCTCATGTCAGCATATAGAAGAGAACTGGGCCGATTCAAAGGATAACCAATTCTCTACTTGCCCTGAATGCGGTGAAACATCAGAACGGATAATCTCCCCAGTCCGAACACATTTCGTAGGTCAAGGTTGGCCTGATAAAGACGATAAGTGGGCTAAGGATCATGAGAGAGCCGCTCGTAAATAACCTTCCATAATGCTACGGCACGGAGTAATAATATATGGCACGTTTTATAGATGAGAGTCCCGAATATCAACCAGTAGACGGGGAAGCACTCGCCACATTTGAAGAAGAAGAACAGATTGAAGAGGCACCTGAAGAGGTACAACCTGAGCAAGCTGAACCACAAGAGGAAGAAATTCCTGAAAAGTATCAAGGCAAAGATATCAAAGATATTGTCAGGATGCATCAGGAAGCTGAAAAACTCTTAGGCAAACAATCTTCAGAAGTTGGCGAACTCCGCAAAATAGTTGATGATTTCGTTAAGTCTCAAATTGCCACATCAAGCCCACAAAAACAACAAGGCGAAGAAGACGAGTATGACTTCTTCACTGACCCTGACAAAGCAATAGCTAACGCCATTGCAAACCATCCGTCTGTTAAACAGGCAGAAGAAACGTCAATGGTCATGAAGCAACAAACTATCTTCAACAAATTGCAATCAGAACATCCTGACTTTATCGAGATTATTCAAGATAGTGGATTTAAAGATTGGGTAGGTGCTTCTAAAGTGCGTACAGAACTTTATGAAAGAGCAGACAAACAATTTGATTATGACAGTGCAAATGAGCTTTTAACACTCTGGAAAGAGCGTCAAAACATTGTAGCTGAAACTGCAGAAATGCAGAAAGAAGATAGAAAACGCCAGGTTAAGGCAGCGTCTACGGGCAATGCACGAGGATCTGGTGAACGTCCTAGTCGTAAAGTCTATCGCCGTGCTGATATTATTAAACTAATGCAAACAGACCCTAACAGATATCAAGATATGGCGGCTGAGATTCGCCAAGCATATGCTGAGGGTCGAGTCAAATAGCTATTATAGGAGACATTTACAATGGCTAACTTAACCCCCGCAAGTAACAATACAGTTACTTTAGCAAATGCGGCTACGTTCATCCCAGAACTGTGGTCAGATGAAATCATTGCGGCGTACAAGCAGAACCTTGTTCTTGCTAACCTCGTAAACAAAATGCCTATGACTGGTAAGAAAGGTGATACTCTTCACATTCCTAAGCCTACTCGTGGCTCTGCGAATGCTAAAACTGCGGCAGACACAGTAACAATTCAGCAAACTGCTAACACAGAAGTGCAAGTAGTTATCGACAATCACTACGAATATTCTCGTTTGATTGAAGACATCACAGAAGTACAGGCGTTGGATTCACTCCGTCGTTTCTACACTGACGATGCAGGTTACGCTCTTGCTAAGCAAGTTGACGACGACTTGTTCGCTGAATTGTTGAACGTGTCAAACGACGCAGGTACTGCTGATGGTGCTGATGCTACTCAGTCTCACTACCAGATCAACGGTGCATCTGATGTCTTGATTGACTACGATGACTCTACTGCTCTTGAAGCGTTTTCTGATGCGGCTTTCCGCAACATGATTCAGAAGTTGGATGATGCTGACGTTCCTATGGACGCTCGTGCATTGATCATTCCTCCTGCAATCCGCAACGTCATCATGGGTATTGATCGTTATCAGTCTTCAGACTTTGTCAACGGTCGTGGTGTCAACAATGGTCAGATTGGTCAGCTTTATGGTGTTGACGTTTACGTTACATCTAACGCTCCATCAGTAACAGGTTCTACCACTTCTGGTCGTGTCCTCACTCTGATGCACAAGGACGCTTTTGTTCTTGCAGAGCAAATGGCTGTACGTTCACAGACTCAGTACAAGCAAGAGTTCCTTGCGAACTTGTTTACTGCTGATACTCTGTACGGCACCAAAGTTCTCCGTGAAGAGAACGTCCTCTCTGTTGTAGTATAAACAGAGCCGGGGGAGTCTACTCAGGCTCCCCTATCTTATTTCTAACTGGAGAGACTAATGGCTATCTTTCGTGGATCAGGTGGTGCAGGTGATGCAACCAATGACATTACGATTAACCGTGTTACAGAACTAACACAAGATGCAGAAGCCTCTGCAACTGCCGCCGCCTCTTCAGCCTCCTCAGCCGCTTCTAGTGCGTCGAGTGCATCAACCTCTGCGACTAATGCGGCCAACTCAGCAACTACAGCTTCTACTGCGGCTACTGCGGCACAAACTGCTCAGACTGGTGCAGAGACTGCAGAGACTAATGCAGGCACTTCAGAAACCAATGCCGCTACATCAGCCTCTTCAGCACAGTCAGCCCTCAACTCTACTCTCGCAGTCTTTGACAGCTTTGATGATCGCTACCTAGGAACTAAAGCATCTGACCCTACACTAGACAACGATGG